ACTTACTAACATCTAAATAAGCCATTAACCCGGTCAGAGAGTAAGGACGTTGTGTAGGGCTTTCTTCTTTTTCCTTTATTTCTCCTTTCGTTTTATTCTTGATTACTTTCCATGGAGTTCTGTCACAATAGGCAAAATACTCACAGGCTGTTTCCCACAACTGTTCAGGAGAAGCAAAACGCTTGCTTCTCCCATGCCTGTTTCTTAACTTCCAAAATTGGTTTCCTTTAGGTGCAGACATAACTAATGTTCTTTTAATTGTTTGATTAAATCTGCTTCTTCCTGATTCTTGACTACAACGGTCAATCCTGTAGAAACTTCTCCGGAATGCTCGGTGTTCTGTTTGTTCTTCCATCTGTAAGGAGCAAGGTTTGTAAGAAGGAATATACCAGCTCCCACATTAGGTTCAACACGGACATTTTTTCTTACTTCCTTTTTCAACTTCTTTTTCTTGCCTTCCATATAGTATTCGGAAGAAACTTGTTCGTATTCATACCCGATGGCAGACCTTGCAAGAGAGGAAACGACATTGCGTTCCAACCCGTTTTTGAAATCTTCTTTCGCCTTTTTTATAGCATTCCCGAAAGTTTCATTTTCCATCCACCGGTAATAGGTACTCTTTCCGATTCCCATTACATTACAGAAGTCAATAAGCTTTGCACCGCCATAATCTATAAGTCCGTTTTCACATACCCAGTCAACGCACTTTTGAATTGTCTCTTCATTAAACTTTGCCATATCTTCAATAGTCTTTTATATTTAATCATTAAATTACAAATCTCCCAGATGATC